AGTCGGACATCACGACTGCCGTTGTTGCGGGCACTGTTGGCATTTTTGTCGGCTGTGCTTACACCGACCCCAGCACCAACCAAAAGACCTTTAACCAGCAATGGCCTGCCGGTACGGTAGCGTCTGATGCGGTTGCTTACATCGTGGATGACCCCAAGCTGGTATTCCAGATGCAAGGCGACGGATCTATTGCTCAGACTGGTCTGGGTAATAATGTCCAAGCTATCAGCACTGCTGGATCAACCTCAATCGGTCGCAGTAAGAATGCGCTGGACGCATCCACTATTGGTACGAGCGACGCGCTCCCACTCCGCATCGTTGACTTTGTTGACGGGCCGAACAGCGCAGTAGGTGATTCGTTCACCGATTGCATTGTGACTTGGTTGCCCGGAAGCCATGCTTACGATACGGCCGCTGGCGTTTAAGGAGACTTAGGAAATGGCTATTTCACGCGCACAAATGCTGAAAGAACTGCTCCCCGGCCTGAACGCCTTGTTCGGTCTGGAGTATGAGCGGTACGATGACGAGCACACGATGATTTACGAAACTGAATCATCTGAGCGTTCGTTTGAAGAAGAAGTGAAGCTGTCTGGATTCGGTGCGGCACCGGTCAAAGCTGAAGGCGCGGCCATCAGCTACGACTCTGCACAGGAGTCTTTCACTGCTCGCTATAACCACGAAACCATCGCCCTTGGCTTCTCCATCACTGAAGAAGCTATGGAAGATAACCTGTATGACTCTTTGTCTGCTCGTTATACCAAGGCGCTGGCTCGGGCTATGGCTCACACCAAGCAGGTTAAAGCGGCCAACCCGCTTAACGACGGCTTTACGTCTTACAACTCTGGTGACGGCGTAACGCTGTTCAGCACGGCTCACCCGCTGGTAAACGGTGGCACTAACGCCAACCGTCCTACCGTTGCGGCTGATCTGAACGAGACCTCGCTGGAAGATGCTGTGATTAACATCGCCGCATTTACCGACGAGCGTGGTCTGCTGATCGCGGCACGTCCTCGTCGTCTGATCGTTCCACCCGCGCTTCAGTTTGTAGCAACTCGCTTGCTTGAGACTGAAGGTCGAGTTGGCACGGCTGACAACGACATCAACGCCCTTCGCAACAACGGTTCGATTCCGGAAGGCTACTCAGTCAATCACTTCCTGACTGATACCAACGCCTTCTTCATCATTACCGATGTACCGAACGGCATGAAGCACTTCTCGCGCACCGCGCTGGAAACTTCAATGGACGGCGACTTTGACACCGGCAACGTCCGGTACAAGGCTCGCGAGCGATACAGCTTCGGCGTATCCGATCCTCTGGGAATCTACGGATCTCCCGGCACGTCCTAATAACGCAGGGGGCTTCGGCCCCCTTTTCTTTTCCTGACTAATTGTTCCACATGGAACACTAGACTCACCCAGACAGGAGACTCTCATGGGTACTACTACTTTTTCTGGGCCTATTAAGGCCGGAACCATCAAAGATACTACTGGCTCAACTGTTGGTACTGATGTTGCCAATGTTGGTTACGTCCTCATGGCGCAGTCTGCCGTCATCGACATTGCTGGTGCAACCAGCGCAAATCAGGTTGTTGCCACTATCCCGGCAAACTCCCAGATTGTTGACGCAATCCTGAACGTGACCACCGCCAATAACGACGGCACCGCCTCTACTGTGGTTGTTGGTACTTCTGCCGACGCCGATGCGTTCATTCCGTCTACTAGCGTGCAGTCTGCTGGTACCACCCGTGGAACATTGGATACTGAAGCTACTGACGTTGGTACTACTGACCTTCAGGTTTTGGCTGATTTTACTGCCACTGCTGGCGACGGTACCGCTGGTGTTGCGACTGTAACTATTCTGTACATCCAGAATCGAAACCTAAGCTAATACAAGGGGCTTCGGCCCCTTTTCTTTAGGAGATCAAGATGGCTGATGCAGTTACAAGCCAAACTATTCAAGATGGCGCCCGCCATGCAATTCTCAAGTTTACCAACGTCAGCGACGGGACAGGAGAGTCGGCTGTTGTTAAGGTCGATGTCTCTGCGTTAAGCGCCGACCCGGTGAGCAAGGCCGCATGCACCAGCGTTAGTATTGAATCAATCCGGTATTCGACTATCGGCATGGGTATTAAAATTTTCTTTGACGCCACAGCAGATGTTTTGGCGTGGGAAATTCCTGCTGACTATTCAGATACAGTGGACTTTTCCGACTTCAACGGCATTCCGAATAACGCCGGAGCGGGCGTTACGGGTGACATCGCATTTACCACGGTGGGTGCCGGTGCTGGCGACGTTTACACCGTTGTGCTCAAAGTTGTTAAGCAGTACGGCTAATGCGCCTTTACTACAAGTCTGGCGGCAAGACCAAGTCTCGCGTGAACGAGGCCGGAAACTACACGAAGCCGTCGTTGCGTAAGCGCCTGTTTAACAAAATCAAGGCTGGCGGGAAGGGCGGCAAGCCCGGACAGTGGAGCGCAAGAAAAGCGCAGATGCTCGCCAAGCAGTACAAGTCGGCTGGCGGCGGGTATAAAGACTGATGGCGCTGAAAAAGTCGCAACAGTCCCTGAAGAAGTGGACGAAGCAGAAATGGCGCACTAAGTCAGGAAAGCCGAGCACTCAAGGGCCGAAAGCTACCGGTGAGAGATATTTGCCAGAGAAGGCGATCAAGGCTCTCTCCTCTAGCGAGTACGCCGCTACTTCACGCAAGAAAAGGTCGGACACCAAGAAGGGCAAGCAACATTCATCACAGCCAAAGAAGGTGGCGAAAAAAACCGCGAGGCATAGGAAGTAATGCGTCTTTACTACAAGAGCGGCGGTCGCGTAGACAAAAAGGCGATGGCCTGCAACAAGCCGAGAAGAACCCCCGGACACGGCAAGAAGTCTCACATTGTTAAGGCGTGCGAGGGCGGCAAGGAAAAGGTTATTCGGTTCGGCCAGCAAGGGGTCAAGACAAACCAGACCGTCGGCCAGCGAGAGGCTTTTAAGTCTAGGCATAGAAAGAATATCAAGAAGGGGAAGATGAGCGCGGCCTACTGGGCTGATCGCGTAAAATGGTCTCCGAGCAAGACCAAGTCTAAGTCGAAGAAGTGGAAGAAAGGTAGCTGATATGGCGATTAGTCGCGCTCAGGCGGGAAAACAGACAGCCAACGCACCTAGCTCTCGCAGGGCGAAAGATAAGATCAGCAAGGTTATGCGCGAGTTCAAGTCCGGCAAGTTGAAGTCCGGCGGCTCAGGCAAGAAGGTTGCGGACAAAAAGCAGGCTATCGCCATCGCCTTATCAGAGGCGGGGGTAAGCAAGAAGTCAACTGGCGGCGCACTGCCTAAAGCCAAGTGTATGAACGGCATCGCAATGCGCGGCAGAACAAAAGGGCGGGTTGTGTAAATGGCTACGAGCGGAACGACTAGCTTTACTCTTGACTTGTCAGACATTATGGAGGAGGCATACGAGCGTGCTGGGCTTGCGCTTAGAAGCGGGTACGACTACAAAACTGCTCGCCGCAGTCTTGATCTGCTCATGCTTGAGTGGCAAAACAGGGGTCTTAATCTCTGGACAGTACGGGACACCACGTTGGCTCTTGTTGCAGGAACGTCGTCATACGACCTTCCATCTAACCAGTTAGATATAGTCGAGGGGCTGTTACGCACGGACGCGGGCAACTCGTCGCTACAGACTGATCTGACCATGCAACGCATATCGGTCAGCCAGTATGCACATCAGACGAACAAGCTCACTCAAGGGCGCCCACTCCAGTATTATGTAGAAAGAAAGCCGACCGGGCTTACGGTTCACGTCTGGCCCGTTCCAGATGCAACTACCAGCTACACATTTGCGTACTACTACATGGAGCGCGTCGAGGACACTGGCAGTCCGGCCTCCAACAACATGGATGTTCCAGCAAGGTATCTCCCGTGCCTTGTTGCTGGCTTGGCGTATCAGGTCGCCAGCAAGCGGCCAGAATCCGCCCAGATGATCCCGTTGCTCAAGCAGGTCTACGAGGAGCAGTGGGAGTTGGCGGCGGATGCGTCTCGGGAGAAGGCGGCGCTGTATGTTGCTCCGGGCGGGTATAACGACCTATGAGTAGCTATGCAAAAGGCAAGCACGCTTTTGGGTACTGTGATCGCACTGGCTTTCGTTACCCGCTGAGAGACCTTGTGCGCCAGATAGAGGATGGCCGCTGGAACGGCCTCCTTGTTGGTAGGGACGTGGTTGACCAAGACCAGCCCCAGTTAAAGCTAGGAGATGTGAATGCAAGCGACCCGCAAGCTCTGCGCTTTCCCCGCCCTGATAATGGACTTGACGAAAGCAGGCGCCTATTTGCTTGGAACCCCGTTGGTGGTGGCGACACTGCTCTTGGCAGTCGCACTGTGGGGCTTGACATGGAAGGCGTGGTTGGGCGTGTAACGGTGGAGATTTCCTAATGGCATTCACATTTACCACGCTGAAGCAGGCTATACAGGACTACGTCGAGTCAAACGAGACCACGTTTGTCAACAATCTGTCGCTAATCATTCAGCAGGCAGAGGACAGAATACTCAAGCGGTGCCAGTTGCCGGACTTCCGAAAGAATGTGACGGGCACGCTCACGTCGGGTAACGAGTACCTGACAATGCCAAGCGATTTCCTGACGCCATACTCAATGGCGATAGACAACAACGGCTACGAGTACCTGATCTTTAAGGACGTAAACTTTATACGTCAGGCGTACCCAGACAGCACAAGCCAAGCCGTCCCGAAATACTACGGAATCTTTACCGACTCCTCATTTATTATAGGGCCGACGCCAGACGCCTCCTACGACGTGGAACTGCATTATTTCCACAAGCCGGAGTCGATTACCGTCTCCGCCTCTGGGACAAGCTGGCTTGGGACAAATGCCGAGAGCACCCTGCTTTACGGGTGCTTGGTTGAGGCATACACATTCCTGAAGGGCGACAATGACCTTATGCAGGTTTACGCAATGCGGTACGAAGACGCAATAGCCAGACTAGAAGAGCTTGGCGAGGGCTATAGCACCACGGACAGCTATCGCTCTGGAGAAGTCAGGAAGACAAGAACCTAATGCTTGACTTGTCAGTAGGAACTGTCGGAGTACACACAACATCAGGTCGAGGCTTCTCTCCAGAGGAAGTTGCGGAGCGATGTCTCGACAGGATAATAAACGTCTCTGAGGACGCAATGCCTGCCGTCAAGGATCAGGCAAAGGCATTCAGAAATAATA